TAACGGAAAAGGGATTGACATTTATAAAGAACCTATAACTGATGATGGTACAAAAAAATCATTAAAAGGTAAATGTGCAGTAAAAGAATTAGAAAACGGAGTATACGTTGTACAAACACAATGCACTGATGCTCAAGAGAACTCTGGTTTATTACAAACAATATACGAAAACGGAAACTTCCATAACCAAACTACTTTGACAGTAATCAGAGCTAAGGTTAATGAATTATCTGCTATCTAAAAATAAATTTTAACTTTAATTATTCATTAACACTTTTTTAAACATGGAATTAGTTTCTTCGCTTTTTAGCTATGCTTGGGTTTTACTACCTATCTTAGCAAAAATAATTGGACAATAATTTGCATATGTGAAAACTATTGGTTAATTTTACCATATAATAATAAATACACTACTTATGAATTTAATATTCGACGGAAATTACTTTTTCTACAAAACACTGTTTATCTTCGGTGGTTATTCAAACGGAAAAAGGTTGCTTGATGATAAAAAAGATCAAGATATGTTCATGCGCAAAATTGCCACTGACATGTCACATGCTATCCGTAACTTTGGTAGCCCTGATAAATTAATCTTTACCATTGATGCAAGATCGTGGCGTAAGGATGTACTTATTGAAGACGGTGCTTATAAAGGTACTCGTACCAAGGATGAATCCAAAATTAACTGGGACCAGTTTTACAAAATGATGAATGAGTTTGGAGATATCCTAACCAAAAAAGGATTTATCGTTTCTCGTGAAGATCGCGCTGAAGGTGATGATCTTATGCATTTATGGGCAGATCATTTATTTCAACAAGGTGAAGACAGTGTTATTATTACCGGTGATGGTGATTTAACTCAATGTGTTCGCATGAATGAGAAAAACTTTGTTGTGTGCTTTAATCCAAATTCTAAAAATCGTAAGATCGTTGCTCCTATTGGATTTAAGGAATGGCTTAAAACTGAAACATATGATTTATTCGATGCTTCTACTTATATGGGAAGTAATAAGGATTTAATTGCAGAGGCTATGCACGCTATTCCTGTTGAAGAAATAGATCCTGCCTTTATGATTTTCTGTAAAATAATTACTGGTGATGCTGGTGATGCGGTACCGCCTGTTTGGACCTGGGAAGCAAAAGGAAAAACATTTAGAGTTACTCCTGCCAAGGCAGAACGTATCTATGAAATTGTAAACCGTACTAAATTCATTGACGATATCTATCGTTTGCCTGAAAGAGCTATGGAGGTTGCTAATGGAATTGCTTCAACTTGTAAACAGACTGTTGCTGCTGATGTTATCAAATCTCGTATTGAACGTAACATAACTTTAGTTTATCTCGATGAACGAGTTATACCACAAGACATACAAGATAATTTTAAGATCTCATTTGAGAAACATAAAAATGATTCGTTGCCTTCGGCTAATTATGATATGTCTTTTTTACTTGCAGGAACTAACTATGTGAACGGACCGAAGATTGTAGTTGAGGCTGATATCTTTAAAGATTTTGGAATGTAATTCTAAAAGATTAAAACTATCTTATCAGTAGCAAATATAACTAACAAATAATAATACCTCTACGGTCATCTAATAAACATCTACTAAATGGATTTGTTCGAACTAATTAATACAATGTTCAAACCGCAAGAATTTAAAAAGATTCCTATGCATGAACGATCAAAACATTTCTTTATGATTAATCGTTTTGCATCAATTAAGTTTCCAGTGCAAGCTGCTTACTTTAACCATTTAAGAATTAATCCAGGACAGACTGTTTCATACTGGCAAGATAACTGGAGTAAAATGTATAGCCGCACACCTTCGTGGATGTACGTCAAAACTAAAAAGGCTAAAGAGGACAAAAAAGCCAAGCAAGAGTTTGCAGAAGAAACTGTAAAATGGTATTGTGATAAATTTCAAATGTCCCGCCGTGATTTTAATACTTCAGTAAAACTACTTGGTGAAGAATTCATTACAGAGGTCAAACAATATGAAATACTCATAACACAATAATACTTGCCAGCCTCTATGAATATATACATAAAATACATTCAGGATGCTGGCAATTTTATCTAATCCCGGAGACTTTGTAAAAATTACTCAGGATAAGCCTTTTCATTACGTTACACAACTTACAGGCTGGTGCGATGACATCACTGGAGTGGCTGTACTTAAAAAGGAATTTCGTTGGGGCGTATCAAATAGAGTTCGTGCATCTTGGATAGAACTGACTACACAAAACTTACAATCCATAATCTTAAATCCTGATGATACTTTATTTGTTGACTTCCGTATAACTTTAATTAGCGGTGGTCCTGCAACAATTAATAGTATAGAAGTTAACTGCATTCAATCAGCTGATGCTAAAGATCCTTACTTAGGATTCGTTCCGATGTTTACCGTTTCTGAAAGAGGAAACATTAGCAACTTAACAAAGATTGAAAACTTTACGTTTAAACCGTATGCAGTTAATCCGGCCGTTGCTTTATACAAACAACTATCATATGGAATTAATCAACTTTTTGGTCATGATATTTTATATGCAAGAGCTGTTCCAATGGCAATTGGCAAAGATGTAACATTACATGAGTGGACTTTATACGATGTTGATGATCCTAAGTGTATTAAAGTTATTGTTCCTAAGAATGAATTTCCTGACAACAAGATTTTGTTTAATCCGATGGGTCTTGACTTTGAGATGCCGTTTGAAATACAAATCGTTAAAGATTACTATGAAGAAATCTTTGGTATAGGAACAGGACCGCAAAAACGAGACATCATTTACTTTTCATTGACAAATAGAATTTATGAAATAGATACTTCATACCTTTATAAAGATTTAATGCAAAAGGAAATCTATTGGAAAATATCATTGAAAAAATATGCTCCTAAAGCTAATCGTTACGAACCGCAAGATTTACGTGAGCAGTTTGACGAACTTACCTGGGATAGCGAAGAAAGATTTGGTGAAGAGGTTAAACTTGAGGCAACTCAAATAACTGACCCACAACAATTTGATCCTAAAATTGGATCTGTTGATTATGATCCAACTCGTTTAAGTATAAATGATAATCTTATCATATCACAATTGAAATTACCAAATTTTACAAACATACTTTCAGAATCACAATATGATCTACGATCTCTTTATGATTCCAATTTAACAATTCAACCAACTGCCGTTGAATATCGAGCTAACGTGGATTTTCCCTCTACTGTTGATAGATCATTGTGCATGTGGTTTAAAGAATTAAAACCTACTATTGCAATTCCTAAAGATAATGTTAAAGGTTATCTTTCATTAGGTTCTGCGGGTCCACTGACAACTCCTTTAACGTATACAATTGCGGCTAAAAGAAATTATGCAGTTGGGACTAAAATTAAAATTACCCACTACAACGGACTGTCACTTTATGGTGACATTGCGTCAGTAACCGCTGTGACAGCAGGATATGTTTACACAATTAATGTTAGAAATGAAATTGTCCAATACTTGAGTACTTATTATTCAAACTGGGCATCTTCATTTGCTAACACCGGTTACGTTGCTGAGGCAACCAATGAACAAATTTTATTCAACGGATATTCAGGTGGAGCTGGCTGGAGACTTTCCATCTATGCAAACCGCTACATAATTTTTAAAGATTCACAAAAAGAATACATTAACATTCTTAATGCAAATCTTGTAGAAAATTATTGGTATGCAATATTTGTAAATATGTCAAACTTTTATCGACAGTTGACAATTGACCTTTGGGTTAGAAAGTGGAATGAAGAAACTCCACAACCTGAACGTACTACGGATCTTGAGAATATATACAGCAATACAAACATGCCATTTGATGCAATAAATAGAAGTTTGAACGCTAAGTACAAATTAGTTGCAACTAATCTTGCTATAACTAATTTACGTTTATACGATAAAACGGAGACAGACTTAGATAAACAATCTATCATATTAAATGAAACTATTGTTCAAGATGCACAATTTGGAATTATCATTGACAACGCAATACCAAGACTCCGCTTGCCTTGGATTGGAAAAACAAAGTAATATGAGAAAAATACCAGAAGACAAAAAACGTGAGATGGAACTTCGTGACGAGCTGGAAAAAATGTTATCTACTGGAATTGAAGATATCCAACTAAGTATCGAGGATGCTAAGAGTATGTTACCTGCCCGTGAAGGTAATTTTATGGACTACGAAAAAGTAAAAACATATTCAGATAGCAATTCCGAAACAATTGTTAATTCTATCGCAGAATTTTATCTAAACCCTGAAATCATTTCCAGCATTCCGTATGTAAAGCAAAAAAGTGTGGTTGACAAAATCACAGTTTCAAATTTGCTTTTTCAGATGAAAACCGCAGAACACGCAATCATTAAACTTCTTGAAGAAATTGATGGTGGGAATTTACACCCACGTACATTTGAGGTTCTTGCTTCATTGCAAAGATCTAAGATGGAAATTGTAAAGCACCTTGCGCAATTCATGGTAATCATGGAAAACAATTACAAGAATCTAAAAGAAGATTACCGCGTTAAGATGAGCGATGAACCTCTTTTAATTGACCAAGATTATGAAGTTGAAGATACAGGAAAAGGTATGTATCAAATGAGAGGTGGTAAAGCATTAATAGAAACACTTCGTGATGCTATACCTGAGCGTAGAGCTGGAGATAAACCAAATGAAAATACAGTAGGAAATGTCAAACAGGGGGAAAATTTGGAATAGCAAAAAGATTGCTGATGAAGTTGACAGAATTGAACGTGGACTAACCGCGGATTATTCGCCATTCTTTGACGGCAAGATTGATATGAAGGCACCTGAACTTGTGTATGAATATACTCGAGAAGAGCTTGAAGAATTAGCAAGATGTGCTAACGACGTAGTTTACTTTGGTAACAAGTACTGTTACTCTATGACGGATGAAGGTATTCGCCAAATTGCATTAAGACCATATCAAGAAGATATGCTTGCAGCATTTCAAGATAACCGTTTTGTTGTAATGCTTGCATCTCGTCAGATTGGTAAAACCGTAACATCATCAATTTTCATTGCTTGGTATTTATGTTTTCACTCTGATAGAAATATCATGGTAGTTGCAAATAAATTAGCTACTACTTCTGAAATCGTTGATAAGATTAAAACTGTTCTTAAGAATTTACCATTCTTTATGAAACCTGGTATTACAGCAGGTGGTGTAACGGGCATGCGATTTGATAATGGATGTCGTCTATTCTCACAAGCAACAACAAAAACAGCGGCAATTGGATTTACCATCCACTTATTATTTGCCGATGAGTTTGCGCATATCCATTCAAACTTCTTATTACCGTTTTACCGTTCTATTTACCCAACGCTTGCGTCATCACAGATCTCAAGAATCATTATATGTTCTACGCCAAATGGCATGAACTTGTTTTATGAAATTTATCAAGGTGCTATTGAACACAAGAATAGCTACTTTCCGATACGAGTTGACTGGTGGCAAGTTCCTGGGAGAGACGAAGTTTGGAAATCTAGAGAAATTGGAAACCTTGGTTCTGAGGAATTGTTTAATCAGGAGTACGGTAATCAATTCTTAGCATCGTCAAGACTTCTTTTTGATAGTCATACGTTGATGTTAATGAAAAGAGTTTCTAAAGAATTTATGTGTAAAGAAACAGATCCTTTCTTAGATTATCCTGACTATAATAATAACTTAAAATGGTTACCAACCTTTGATCCAGGCGATGCATGGAACGGAAAAGACAAATATGTGTTTGCAGTTGACGTTGGTGATGGCGTAGGACGTGACTTCTCTGTGATTAACATTTTTAATGTAGTACCGCAATCTATTGCTTCTGTTAGAAAAACTCGTGATTGGGAAGATGAAACAAGTTTCTTTAGACTAAACCAAGTAGGTATGTTCCGTTCTAACATGCAATCCGTTGAGGAACTTGCAAAAGTTTTAGAATTATTAGTGTTTGAATTATTTGAGCCTGAAAATTGTAAAGTAGTTTTAGAGATTAACTTTAAAGGTAACATTATCTTTGATAAATTATCAAAGAACGCTGAATTTTTTCCAGAGATCTTTTTATACACGAGACATTCAATGGCAAATCCAAATTTAAAGATGGGCGTTAAAATGCAAAAAGATAATCGTGAAACCTTTTGTCGTGAATTACGTAACTTAGTAAAGTCTAAGAAAATAACAGTAAATGAAAAGAGAACCTTTGATGAATTAAGTTCTTTTGGTATTTCATCATCAGGTAGATATGAATCTCAGCTTGCTCATGATGATATAGCAATGACTTGTGTTAATCTTGTATCACTTTTTGATACCACTGATTATTTTGAGATGGTTGAGGATAAATATGATAATTCATCTCAAATATATAAACTAGCTGTAGAGAAGGCAATGTCTCAAAGTGATAGGGGCGACGATGATTTCTTAGCTGCATTTAAAACAATAAAATCTTTTGAATCCCCAACACTGTATGTTTTACCAAAAGAAGCAATGTCTAACAATTACAGAATGAGGTAATATCTTTAAAAAATTGATAGTTTTACTAAGATATATACTAAGGATTGAATAATAAACCCAATCAAAGAAAAATAACTAATAAGCAGAATGGCCAAAATCACACTTGATCTTAATAGATTTAAGGCATCTGGTGTCTACACAATAGAGTTTGACGCATCAGAAAGAATCGTTGTGACTACACAGACTATCCGTCTTGTAGTAGGTTTCTCTCGTAAAGGACCGTTTAACGCCCCAGTATTTTTGCGTGATGTCGCTACATCTCGTAAAGTATTTGGTAGCGTTGACTACTTCCTTGAGAAACGTGGTTCTTTTTTCCATAGAGCAATCGAAACTTGTTTACAGACAGCACCTGTATTCGGATTAAATCTTCTACCGTTGAATAACATCCCGGTAAATGAAGGTGGAGACGCTGTTGACTATCGTTCATTTGCTATTGCAGCAAATGAATCAAACGGTAACTTAACAAGAGCGCTTCTTTCATCTTTCTACAACAAAGAACGCTTCTGGTTCCCAGATGAAGCATACTTACAAGCAACAGTAGACAGCAAGCCTGCCAACCGTGGCCGTTTGTTTAACTTCGTTAATCTTGGACAAGAAGTACAGTCAATCATCGTTCGTAAATCAGACAATGCAACGTTATACAATATAACAGCTGATGATTATTTCGGAAGAGGAAACGTTCCTTCATACATTCAACCAAACGATTTTCTTTCAGATTATTTTGTTGACGTTTATGTTGTGAAAGGAGACTGGACAAATTTACTATTACTTTCTCAAGACCCAACGTATTCTAAATACTTTGACTTAAGAGGTATCAAAGCAGGTAACTTCTTTGAGTTCTTAAGCCTTGACGGTGTAACAATGACTGGATCTTTTACAGGAACTATCATACCTGACTTTATTGATAACAACGGTTCTAACCAATCTATTGATGTTATCCTTAATTCAGCAGTTGCATTAACTGGCGTATTCTGTAACTTAAATAAAGAAGCTTTTGATGATTACGATAATTCAGTATATAAAGTTGACATGGTTGGAAACAGCTTAATCAATACAACTGATGACGTAATTGATTTCTTATCATACAATACACCAATTAAAACTTTATTATCTTTCACAGGTTTAAAGGATACAAACGCTGGCGCATTTGACCCAACTTTACAAGTAACTGATGTATCTTTATCCCCAATCGTATATGTTAAGTCATACCCATTTGGCGGAGATAAAGGTTTATTTAATAACGTACTTGTTATTCCTAAGCCTTATCCATCTGACACAACTTTCACAGTTGCACAATATGATGCTTTATCAGCTGCTCTTACAACAGACTCATTAATCAAAACTTTTGGTACTGATACTATTAACGATAGTTCTTTACCTAATGACTTTGTTAAAATTGACAATATTATTGACACTGGTTCATCACTTGAATTACAATTAAGCACTCCTCTTCACGTTGACGTTGCTTACGAAAATTCAGGAGTTCTTTTAGCAGATGGTCCAGAAACAAATTACATATTAACAACTGTTGCTGCAACTATCCCGACGCTAGCAAATACTATTGAAGTAACACAACCTTTAAATACTGGTGACTCAATTACAACTATTACTGCATTAACACAAGTAACGCCATTTGGACAGCCACTTCTTACGGCAAGTGGTATAACACATACATCTCCGGGTCGTCCTGTTGCGAGTTTCGTATCAGGATCAATACCTCAAGCAGGTGGTACTTATGCTACTGGATCTTACACAAATATTGCAACATCTGGTGGTGGTACAGGTTTAACTGTTAATGTAACTGTTGATGCATCTGGTGCACCAGGCTATGGAAATGTTACAGCTGTAACTATTAATACACCTGGTACTGGTTACATCCCTACCGATTTAATTACTATTGATGGCGCTCTTCTTGGAGGATCATCTGCTGGTAACGTAAACCAAACTGTACTTACTGTTGCAACTGCATCGTATTCTACTTTAGCTACTACTTCAACAGGAAATGCTAAAACTGGAGCTGAGAATGCAACATTTAATGTAGCAGTAAGTGCAACAAACGTAACTACTATTACAAAAGTTGCTGGAGGTGTTAAATACCAATTATCTGACGTATTAACTATTGATGGTGCTTTAATTGGTGGTGCATCAGGACTTAACGATATTCAATTTAATCCTCTAACTTTATCAACAACTTCTTACGTTGTTACTCCAACCGGCGGTTCTGGTTATGGCGCAATATTTACTGTAGGCTATAATATCTTTGGGGTTCCTACTGTAGCAATCACACAAGGTGGTGAATCTTATGTAAATGGTGAAACATTAACTTTACCTGCTGCGCAATTAGGCGGTCTCCCTGCTACAGTTGGACAAGTTACAATTACCGGGGTTTCTGTAGGTCCATCTGTTAATGATGGAGATATCATGTTATTGCAAGCTCCAGGATACGCTAAGTATTTTGAAGTTGACAGTGTATCTCAATTAAGTGGAATCATGACTGTATTAGTTAAAACAACAGCTTTAACTGCAGGTGCTCCTTTCTATCAAGATAAATTCTGTACTGCAGGATTCCCGTTTGATGAATTTGCATCTTACTTACAACCTGGTGATATTAAAGTAACATTCTTTGATGTACATGAAGCTGCTGCTGATAAATTAGTTCCGGATCTTGATCTTAACGGTAATGATGATTTTGGTTACATTGCTTCTGTGAATACTTTATATTCAAAAATTGTAGGTTTAGGTCAAACTGAAACTGTAGATAACAAAAATAAAGTAACTCTTTATAATGTAGCTACAGGCTTAGATATTAACACAGGTTCTGACGACTGGCATATTGTTGATGAAACTGGTACATTAGCTGCTTATAACATTGACAATACTTCCCCTAGTTTTAAACGAGTTCGTATTGTTGGTACAGGTTCTGCAAATGAAAACCCATTTGATATCGGATGTACTACAGGCGATCTTATTAAAGTAACATTACCTGGAGGACAACAATTTTATGTTAACGTTCAAGGTGTTGCAGGTACTATACCTTCTGGTACGTATAATGGTTATGCGCCATCAACTGGAAACTCTATCGCATCTCTTGCTACTTACGAATCTTACCCAGGTAACAAACTTGCTCGTAACATTGCAGGTAGCCTTGTGATTGACGGTGACCGTATTAAATATGGTTCAGGGACTTCACAATACAATTACTTAAACGTAACAAAATCTTGGAACGCTGATAAAGATACTTATACACAAATTGCATACGGATTAACTGGAGCAAAAGTTGAGCAATTTACAGCTAACACATTATTAAATAAAGCTGATGCTACATTTGCTAATGTTAACCTTACATATGATGGTTCTACAATTTATACTGATGGATCTGTAACAACTAACGACGTGGCAATCTATTCGTCTCTTGCGAAAAACCTTAGTGAACAAATTGCAATTGAAGCACCTGGTCTTTTTGGTGGTGGTAAAAAATTCAAATTAACTCCAACAAACGCTGCTAAATTAGAAATTGGTGATTATGTTGTAAACAACAATGTTGCTACTCCTATTCTTATCAGAGTAACTGCTAAAGTTAAAAAACTTGACCCTGCTACTGGATTACCATATTTTGAATATACTGTTCTTGATACTCCTCTTATTGATATAACATCAGGTACATCAAAAATTACTAAGTTTGCGCCAATCCAAAAATTCTGTGATCGTTTCCAATTCACAAAACTTTCAGGATTTACATTGACAGATTTCCACTTACCTGGTACTCCTGCTCAATTAGAAAAAATATACGGAGTTCTTGAAAATACAAATCTTGCAGTAACACTTGCAGATAAAGATGTAATTGCTTTCCGTTATATCATTGATACATTTAATGGTGGTCTTGAGCCTCACATGGGTCCAAAACAAATATTAAGTAGATTAGCTATGAATCGTCAAAAATGTTTAGCTCTTCTTAATGCACCATCATGTGCTCAGTTCCAAAACAGTACTGACCCAAGATTTACAGAATTGCCTGACCCGGCTGCTGGAAATCCAAAACCAGTTCTTAGCACTGTGTACATTGCCTCTGGTGGTAACCTTTCATTAGGACCATCATATACTTGGGGTTTACCTGACGAAGGCCAAGGAGCTAAATTCATTGGTGTATTCTCGCCTAACGTTATTATCCGTGAGAACAACAAAGAAATTAGTGTTCCACCTGCTGCAGACGTATCAAACAATTTCGTAAGAAAATTCATTAATGGCGAACCATTTGCAATCGTTGCTGGTCCACGCCGTGGTGTAATCTCTAATCCGAAATTTGTTAGAATGGAATATGATTACTTACTTTCTGATAGAGAGAATCTTGAACCGATAGGTGTTAACCCAATCGTGACTGTTAAAAATGTTGGTCCGATGATATTCGCAAACCAAACAGCTTACCAACGTACACTGTCTGCATTTAATAACTTACACGTTAGAGATTTACTTATTACGATTGAAGAAGCGATTGAAGAAATCTTACAACAATACTTATTTGAGTTTAATGATGCTTCAACACGTTTAGAAATTCGTTCTATTGTAGAAACTTACCTTGACACTGTAAGAAATGCTGGAGGTGTATATAATTACGCGGTTATCATGGATGACACGAATAATACACCAGCAATTATCGACCAAAACTTCGGTATAATCGATGTTGCAATTGAGCCTGCTCGTGGAATCCAGAAATTTATTAACCGTATGACAATACTTAAAACTGGAACAATCTCTTCTGGAGGTTTTACAGCAGCCTAAGGATTAACAATAGAATTAGCAAAAATAAATAAAAGATAAAAATGGCAGGACTTCCACATTATAGAAACTCCCAGGCGGCAATGCAAAAATTCGAACCGTTGTACAACGCACAGTTCGAGATTCTTCTAACTCCGCCTGCAGCCGTTACTGGTTGGACGCTGGTAATGGAAAACTGTACAAAGGTTGAAGGAATTGAAACTAACAGATTACCAGAGCAAGTTAAGCAAACATACAAATCAGCGACTAGAACATTCGCCGGTGGTATGGTTACTGACGCGGTTCTTGAAATCAAATTAGATTTTGAGGTTAACTTAGATGACAGCAACTCAGCTTATGTATATAAAGCACTTCGTAAATGGTGTGATCTTATATACGATCCATTAACTGGTAAGATGGGACTTAAGAAAGATTATACAGGTGGTCCAATGATCATTAACTATTTTAACAAAGCGGGAGATATTTTCCGTCAAGTTAAATGCCCTGTAGTATTTCCTAAAACTCCGCTTCCTGCAATGGGATCTGACTTTACTGATAATGGAATTTACAAAATCACAGGATTCTCGCTTACTGCAGATTACTTTGAAGAAACGATTCTTTAAGAAATTTAAACTTTATATTAAGAGGGGTCTTATGATCCCTCTTTTTTGTGCCTAAATTTAAGAACCATTACGCACCTGTGATATATAATCTAAATCTAAATAATATAGAATATATGTCACAAGAAACACAGAACGCTAAAGATATGCTTGAAAAAGAAGCGGCTCTTATAGTTCAACAAGAAGAACAAGGCAATGTTGAAGAAGTTCAACCAGCTACTATTGGTAAAGCACAAAAATTTGTAGAATATGAAGGTGATGAAGTTCTAGCCGCTGAAATTGGTTGGAAGAATATGCCAATGGAATCTCTGCCATCTCAAGGTATGTTTTACAAAGCTGGAACACAAGTTGCATTAAGAGCAGCTACAGTTTCAGAAATCCGTCACTGGTCAACAATTGATGAGAATGACTTGTTAGGCGTAGATGATATGCTTAACTTTATCATGGAGAAATGCGTTAGAATTAAAGTGCCCGGAAAGCCTGGTACTTATAAAGACCTTTTAGAAATTGACCGTTTTTACTTAATCTTTGCAGTACGTGATTATACATTTAAGAATGGTGAGAACCGTTTATTTGTAAGTGTATCTGACGAAGATGGCGCAGACCAAAAAATTGAAGTAACTAAAGATTCATTAGATTATTTTAATCCTGATGAAAGAATCATGAAGTATTATAGTTCAGAAGAACAATCGTTTAACATTCAAATGAAAAACGGTGAAAACTTTAAAATCTTTTTACCATCTCTTGGTATTATGTCTTTCATTAAAAACTTCATTAAACAAAAACAACAAGCAGGACAATCATTTGATAAAACTTTTATTAAGTATGCACCGTTCTCTTTTAGTGATTGGAAAGTTTTAAACCAAACTTCATACGATAGATCTGTACAAGAATCATTTACTTGGAGTTTACAAAGAATTTCAGTAATGGACAAACTTGTAGAAATGTTATCGGATTCTATTAATCCTGGTATCAGATACCAAACGTCCGGAGGAGGGGAAGGGAAAGCGCCCTTAAACTTTCAAGGAGGAATCAAATCTCTTTTCCTTATTTCAGATATCTTTGACGAATTGGTTTGAGGCTGAGTTTATCTTATTAAAAGTATTAAAGCTCCAGCCTTCTGAATTAGATAGGCTGGAATTTTACCGAGCTGAAATCCTTATGGAAAATTTAAAATCTTTCAATGAAGAGGAAGAAGGCAGACGTAAGAAAGAAGAAGAAGGACAAGATATATCAGCAAATTCTATGATGTCTAACGCTAGCAATAGTTTACCTAAGATGCCGTCTATGCCAAACTTTAACATGCCATCTATGCCAAACTTTAAGTTATAGATGATATGATATATACAAAAAGACCACAGAACATAGATGTCAGTAGCCAATCAGGCCAATGAGAAATTAACCCAGTTAGTTTCGTTAACTAAACAGATTGAGAGTTATCTTAATCCGAATGGTAGTAAGAAAGGAGATCAAGCTAATAAAGACAATCAAAACAAAAAAACTGTCACTACTAACCAAGGTCCGTCTAAAGGACCTTCTATTGATTCTGCTAAAGAAGCAATGGCAATCGGTGGTATGGCAACATCAATTGCCAAACTAATTGTTGCAACAAATCTTCTTAGTTCTAAGGCTGGTGTAAAAGTTAAAGATTTTTTAGTAAACTTTTCTGAAGGTCTTAGAGATGCTTCCAATAATATAAAAAGTGTTAACGGCGTTGAACTAATAGAAGCAATGTCTAAAATGTCTAGAAGCATATTTGCGTTTGCTTTAGGCATGACAGCTATTGCCGTGTTAGCTCCCTTAGTGGCTATTGGGACACTTGTCTTTATGTTAGCAATCAAAGGAATTTTAATGGCATTAAGTACCGCTGATAAAAATGTAGGGCGAGGAGCTTCTGCGCTTGCTACCTTAATGGGTATTGGTCGAGGTATTGCTCTCTTTGCCTTAACAATGGTAGGTATTGGATTAGTTGCTCCACTATTTGCCCTTGGAACTTTAGTGTTTATTTTAGCAATTACAGCTATCTTAATGGCATTAAAAATTGCTGATGCCAGGGCAGGAAAAGGAGCTTCTGCGCTCACTGCCTTAATGAGCATGGGCAAAGGTATTGCTCTCTTTGCCTTAACAATGGTAGGTATAGCATTAGTTGCTCCGCTATTTGCCCTTGGAACTTTAGTATTTATTTTAGCAATTACAGCTATCTTAATGGTGTTAAAAACTGCTACCGCTGCAACTACAAGAGGCTCTAATTCAATAGTAGCGCTAATGAAGATTTCTAAAGGTGTAATGTTATTTGCATTAACCATGGTGGCTATCGGTTATTTTGTTGATAAATTTGCACTTGGCACAATAGCCTTTGTGTTAGCTATAACTGCAATCATGTTTGTACTAAAGGAAGTAGGAAAAAATTCACTATTGATTAATAGAGGCATCAAGTCTTTAAAAACCATGGTTTTACCTTTAGCATTATTTGGTTTAACTATGGCTATTGCTGGATTTGTATATGATAAAATAGCATTAGGTGCTCTTGCATTAGGACTTTCTATTGGATTTATTATGTTAGTAGTAAGGGAAGTGGGAAAAAACATGGTGGCAATTAACAAAGGTATCAAGTCTTTAAACACAATGGTTAAGCCTCTTGCATTATTTGGAATAGTTGTTGCGGTGGCTGGGTTTGTGTATAAAGAAATTTTAAAAGGTTCAGCTGCTCTTGCGTTTGGGATTGGAGTTATTGGACTTGCTGCTTATGGAGTTGGTCAATTTGATAAAGACATTAAAAAAGGTGCAATAGTATTAGACTTATTAATTGCTCCTATGATAGGCTTTGCTGTTGGACTTGCAATTGTTGGAAGTCTTGTTAAAGACGATCCAAAAACTCTTGCTTTAAAAATGCTTGTGCTTGGTGGCGCAATAGTTGGATTAGGATTAGCTGCATATGTTTTAGGAAATCCTGCGGTTGCATTGTTTGCTGAAATTGGTGCTGGTGTTTTAATAACGTTAGCAGCTTCACTTGTAGTTTTTGCTGGTGCGCTTTATTTATTATCTAAAGCTGACTTTACAAAAGAAAAAACTGATAACCTTAGTTATGCAATTGCTGAAATAGGTTTTGCACTTGCTAAATTTGGATTAGTTGCAATTCCTGCTGCTATTGGGGCAGCCGTTCTTATACCTGCATCTTTAGCACTATTACCGCTCACCGGTGCACTTGCCATATTTAAAACAGTTGGTTGGACACAAGAAGATGGCGAAGGTTTAGTTAACGCACTTACAAGTACAGTGCAAGGATTTGCACATGCGCTTGACGGCGTTGGAATGTTGGGTATGGTTAAATTACTTGCAGCAATTCCAATCATAGCTTTAATAGGTGGTGCTTTAGTTTCGTTAGCTGTTGGCGTAAAATCGATGGCTACTTTATCATTTACAGAAATGGAATATGATAAAAAGACGCATAAGTTAGTTCCTAAAAGAGTAGTTAAATTAACTGACGCTGAAATTCAAGCGGTTGGGCCAAATACCGCAAAGATACTTAATGCACTTGCGATGCCACTTACAAACTTTGGTATGTGGTCAACAATGGGTGAAACTGGGTTTGGGCCTTTTACTATTGGTTCTGGCTATATGATGAAAGGAATTCGTGCTGCTGCTGAAATTGGTAGTGCTATTTCTAGTATTGCGGAAGGTGTTGCTAATATGGCTAATCTTACAGTTGTTGATTACGAAGTAAGAAAAGGAAAACTTGTTCCAACAAAAGTTCGTAAATTAAAAGATTCTGATTTTACCGCTGCGGCCACAAACACATCAGCAATCTTAAATGCTTTAGTTATGCCACTTACAGCATTTGGTATGTGGTCAACAATTGGTGAAGGTGCTATCTTTGGTGATGGCTACACGGTAAAAGGTATTGAAGCTGCAGGAAAAGTTGGAAACGCAATTGCAAGTATTGCAAAGGGTGTTGCTGACATGGCTACGCTCAATGTTGTGGAATATGAGGTTCGTAATGGAAAGCTTGTTCCTATCTCTACTCGTAAATTAAACAATGGTGATTTTACTCTTGCTGCTAAAAATGTTGCCCTTATACTTAAAACATTAACAAAGCCACTTACTGATTTTGGTAGAAGCTATAAAAGTGGTAGCTCTTGGTTTACAGACAGTGCGCTGGAAGCTGGCATAGAAGCAGCTGGCAAAATAACAGATCCTATTAGTAAGATGGCTGATATGGTTCTTAAACTTGCAGGCGGTCAAGCAACAATTAATGAAGTTATTAACCCAGGAACTAAAAATGCAAAACTTGTAGCAAAAGGTACTATTAATTTTGCTGATGCTGTTCCAATGGCAATTGCAAATGCAAAGAAACTGCTATATGCGTTTCCACAAGTGTTTGCTACCTTAGGTGTATACATTGACAAATATGAAGATGAAATAGACACAGCAATTGAGTTTATGCCAAAAATGTCAAAGGCCGCAAAACAAATCTTAAGTGTTTCTGAATCATATCTTAACATTACAAAAAATATTGCCGAATCATCTAAGAACGGTAAAAACATTGACGGTGTGTTAACTGGCTTTGCTACATCATTATCACAAATGGGTTCATCATTTGATAAAATGGACAATAACAAAATTACTATGTATAAAAAGTTTGCGTCAATCACTGAAGGTATGACAAAGATTAATACACCGTTTGAGAAGTTTGCTAAAACTTTTGGTCAGTTTACAAAAGAAATGGGATCTTTTGTTAAAATCTGGGACAAATTTGGTAAAGACGATGCTACTAACTTAAAAACATATGCTGACGCATTAAAAACTATAGCAAGTGTAGACGCTGGAAAATTAACAGCAACTACAAAAGCACTTAAAGAACAAGCGCAAGCTCAGGCAGACTTAAATAATGCTAAGAAGAACTCTGCTACAGCAACTGATACTAAAGCTGACAATAAAAATACACCTTCTAAAGAGAACACTAAAAATACAACTGCTGCCAACACTAACACTAGCACTAACAAAGATGATAACTCTAAAGCTTCGTTAAAACCACAAAATACAAGTAGTTTGGATGGCAAAGTTATTGCTCGATTAGAAGTAACTAATCTTTACATAAATGGAATAATACAAAAGTAACGTAAAGAATATATAAATTATGGAAACATACATGAGATTCTCCGACTGGGAGGCAAAGAAATATGATGCAGCTGTTAAAGAAGACACTGAAGAAATTAAAACTGCGGCTGAACCGTCAGCAAATGCAGGGTTAATTGCGCAGCTTGCTGACGTTGAAAAAGCTCGTAAAGAGGCAGTTCGTAATAAAGAATCATTTCAATCTCAAATCTTGGAGATTGAAAGTAAACTTATTAAGTTGGACATTGAAAGAAATGATTTAACCAAAAAGAAACAAGACTTAGAGCATGCTAAGACTATTGCATTAACAACATCAAAAGAAGGAAAAACTAATGTCAAAGAAGATAAATAATACACCAGACTTTGCTACTTTTGAGTCAGATACCGAAGAGTATAAAGCACCTAAGTATTTAGTTCAGCCTGCGCCAGGTGACACTGGATTCTACATGTTTAAGAAAGCATTTGACAATCAAAAGTCTTTCTTTAAGCCAAGGATTGCAAGTTCTAATAAAGAACTACCTGATAGTAAAGGTCAAACTCCTGAAGAAGATTAAGCACTTCTAATCTATTATAGAAATTAATGTATGGCAATTATCATACATTTTTTTATATGTCCACAAATGTCCTCTATATAACTGTAAAGAACTTTATTTAATCCGTAGAATATAATCTACAAAAATAACCTTATATGATTGACTTTGAGAAAACAAATCTATTAAGACAAAAAATAGCCGACGAGAAATCTGGTGATGGAAACGAACAGCCTAATCGTTTTGCGTTCCTGCTATTATTTGTTGCAAAATTCTTAGCCATTTATGGCGCCCTTTGGCTAATCCTAACCAAATTCAACTACACTCCGTTTAACTTTTTAGAAACCTCGGTAATTTACCTTGCGTTTATGTCTACTTTATGGAAAAGAAAATAGTCCTTATTGGAAAATCTTGCTCAGGTAAAACTGAGATGGCAACAATGTTACAAGAAAATGGTTGCCGTCCTGCATTATCAACTACATCAAGGCCCATTCGTCATAATGAAATTCCTGACATTAGTTACAGGTTTGTGACTCGTGATTACTTTGAAAAGTTGCGTAATAATGAGCAGTTTGTTGAGTGGGACGAATTTAATGATTGGTACTATGGATTAACCAAAAGCGATTATAAGAATTGTGATCTTCTTATTTTAACACCAAGAGGATTGGAAAAACTTATTCATGCAGTAGGTAGAGAAAACTTAATTGTTATTTTTATGCACACACCAGATAAAGTTAGGTTTGATAGATCGGTAGACCGAGGTGATGATCCTCGAGAAATTAATCGTCGAATTAAAACTGATGATAAAGACTTTGCTGCATATGTTAAAAGTGAAGATTGGGATTTAGCAATGGATTACCGAATGACAGATAAATTTAGATTTTTATCTAAACTTTTTACAGATTTTAAGAACTAATGAACCACAATGATATATAAACTATAAATAAAATAGAAACATGCAAAATTACGTAGTAACTCCCGAGTTTAAACAAAGAGTAACAGACATCTTAAACACTAAGAAATTTACTCAAGTATTCCCATTTATGAATTTGATTAACCGTGAAGGATTCCAATTCTCTGAAACTGAGTTAAACCAACTTGTACAATTCCTTGGGGATTTTTCATACAATGAGGTTGCTGAATTGTTTAACCGTCTTCCAGTTATTGTAACACAAGAAACTGATGTTGATGGCAAAGATGAACCTGCTTATACTGGTGAATCAGAAGCACCTGCACCTAAAGCAGAGAAAAAAGAATCTGTAAGAAAACTTACAAAGGTTGAAGAACCAGCTAACTAATTTATCTTAAACAACTTGCAGGATGGAAGTAATTCTATCCTGCTTAAAGTTGTTAATAACTTTATCCCTAATTGTTTTTTATTTCACAATAAATTTATTATATTTGTAAAATAAATAATAACTTAACCTAACAGTCTCTATGTCACTAACTAAAAATTCTAAACAGCCATCTATGTCAACTAAACCAAAATCACTTCAAGAAATGGGATTAGCATTTTTTGAGTCAAGATCCGAACGGGATTTTACCGATGTGTATCATCGTTTAAAACCAAGTATCTCATATTACTTGAGAGAGCTGGTTCCTAATCAAGATGACCGTAACGAGGTTATTGCAACAGCCTTTGCTAAAGTTTGGCAAAAGATTCACCAGTATGATCCTTATTGGAATTTTAGTACTTGGGTTTATCGTATTGCTCGAAATGAGGCACTTCTGTTTTTTAGAAGTAAAAAGAAAACATATTCATACGATGCTATGCAAGAGATGGGTATAAACATGGAAGCTAAAGGTCCTATCACAGAATCTGACGCTTTCTTAACTGATGAAGATCATCCAGTCGATTTGCTATATGATATGGCAGTTGAAGAAATTGGAAATCTTCCAGATTTATACAAAACAGTTTTAACACTTCGTGAAATTGATAAAATGAAATACGAAGAAATTGCTGACCAGCTTGGATGGAAACACAATACCGTTAGAACTCGTATCCGTAAAGCTCGTGAACTTGTTAGGGCTAGTCTTTTAAAGAAAGACCCTAATTTAGTTAAATTATACAATCAAGAAATATCATAATATGAAACTATTCAGATTCAGAAATCTAAAAAACTTTTTACGTGACGTAAAAAATTACACTGTCCTTAGACTTGCTATTCGCGAGTACCGTGGTACAGCCGACTGGGAAAGGTTCAACTTAAGAGTCGATTGGGTAGGTAGAATCTATACTGTGTTTAACCCAAACCCGGCTGATGCTGGTGACGATAAACAAATGCTTGACATTAAACTTGGTGAACGAATGATTCCTTGCCATAAGTTTATTGACACAATGGGATTAAGTGAAGTGGTTGCAGTTTCTGGTGAAAAGATTCCTGACTCTGACTCTTATCTTATTGTGTATTATCCTATCTTTAAATACTTATCTATTTGGAAAGCCGTTTTAAATGCGTTCTATCTTTTACTAATCTTAATATTCCATTCGGATATTGCTAGTGCTATTAATTGGGTTATAGAATTAGGTAAAACACTAATCTAAATTCATCAAGATATATAAATTAAGAAAAACAAACAACCATGACAAAAGAAGCAACTCTTACTATTGAGAAAGCACCTGTTGATATAGACGGGAAATTAGAACAAAGACAA